GGAACTTATGCTTATGACAAATTAATTGAAACACTTTGTTATACAGTTATCGACCCAGACAATTATGGTTTTATGGGCGGTAGTTATCAAATACCAGTAATGCATGGTTTATTAGAAGAAAAAACTATTCAAGAAATAATATCAGCACCAAGTTTTACAAGAGAGTCATTTGAAAGAGAGTATATGAGCATATGGAGTGGGGCTACTAAAGGAGCAGCATTCTCTGCAGCAACTATTACAGCATTACGCAAGATAGTTAGAGCAGAATATAAAGCAAGAGAAGATGACAATGAATCATTTTATGCTGTATCAGCCGATATGGCGAAAGATGGGACTGCAGCTACTGTAGTTGAAATATTCAAAGTTACCCCAAAAGAATATATGTTTAATTATAAATTAGTTAATTTATTTAGAATCGATAGCACAGATTATGAAGTTATATCGAATATATTAAAACGAACAGTTCTAGTATATGAAGCACGACTATTAATCTATGATGCTAATGGTATCGGTGCGGCTATCCGCGACTGATTAAACAAAAGAAGTATTACTCATGATGGCATCCCATTAGACGGATTAGGAATTATTAACCCGCCTACTAATGCAGAAAAAGATGTAATCAAATACCCAAAAGATAAAACAATATGTTATGAAATAAAAGCGACTGGACAGAAAGCTGAACAAATACATAATTTATTCTTTTCAAGAATAAGTAATGGTTCTATTAGATTTCTTATAAAAAGTCAAGAAGCGATTGCTAAATTTGCTGGACTTGAAGGATTTAAAAGAGCAAGCAATCCAACAAGAGAAAGAAAATTAAGACCATATAGATTTATGGATGAAATGGAATTAGAACTTCGTAATATAGAAATTGCTGATATTCAAGATAATATTAACAAAACAATGAAAATTAAGCGCAGAGATTCAAATATCCAAAAGGACTTTTTCTCCGCAGCTGAATACGCTATCTATGGCGTGAACCAATACATAGAGTTAGAATACTATAAAAAACGTAGACGTAGAGGAAAAAATGCTAAGTCATGAGTTTTTGTAGATTAAAGGGGCGATATAATGGATGAAATAAATAAAACATTAACGTCAGAATTAGAAGAAAAACTAAAATTAGAAGAAATAGAAAGAAATTCTAAAATGTCTATCCGTAGAAAAGCTATTAAACAAATGTATAGCGATACTACTGGGGTTAGAACATTCGTTAGAAAATCAACAAGTTCCGCAGCTAGTATTTTTACAAGTTCGAACTTAACAACTATATTAAATAGTGCAGGTTCTAGTAGTTTTAACTGGGACAGAGCAAAACAATTAACAGATTATGCCTATGGAACAAATAGCAATTATGCTACAATAGTTGATTTCTTATCTAATATGTATTTATGAAGATATTTCTATATGCCAGTAAAAGCGAAAAAAGAGGTTAGTGCTGACTATACCGAAATTTATGATTTGATGACTAGCGTTGTCGATGGATTAAACATAGAAGTCATTTTTCCAATAATTCTAACAAATTTATACAAAGATGGAATAGTTTATCTTTATACATCTAAAGATACATCTTCTCAAACTGTTATTACTTTCTTATTAGACCCAGCATATTGCCAACCAATTATGATGAGTCAATACGGAACAGGTATTTATCAGTTCGATGCAACTTATTTTGATAACTTAGGGCTTAATGTTGATACTAGAGATGAAGTTTTAAAACTTTATCCTAAGGAATTAACTCAAGCATATTCAGATTATCAAACAGATAGAAATCAAAGATATCATATAATTGACGGAAGATACGGAACGTTTCTTAGATTAAACGATTTGAATTTCCCAACAAAATTATCAGTAATCAAAAGTATTTTTGATTATGACACATACCGAGCAAATGAAGTAGAAAGAAATAGCGCTCAACTAGATAAAATTATAAGTCATAAGATACCGTCTTATGAGGACCAATTATTATTCGAGGTTGAGGAAGTTCATGATTTACATACTTCAATGAAAGCACAACTTGCTTCTAACAGTAGAACTCGTTTGCTTACAACTTTTGGAGATTTAGAAGTTCATCATTTAGGTGAGAATGATAAGATTCAAAACGAGATTTTAGAAAAAGCACATAATGCTATATATAGCGCAGGCGGATTAAATACAAACATATTTAATGGCGATAGTGATAAATCACTAGCTATGTCTTTAGCAAAAGATGCCGCGACTACATGAAAATTTATTGAACAGTTAGTAAGTTTTTACAACTTAACGCTGAACAATTTATATAATTTCAAAGGTTATCAAGTGGAGCTTACTATGCTACCAATTACACACTATAACAAAGCTGAATCGTTGGAACTTTATAGAAGTAATGCCGAATACGGTGTTGGCATATTGGAGTTTATTGTTGCGTCTGGAACGAAGCAAAAACATATTACTCCAAAAGCAGAACTTGAAACTTATTTGAAACTAGAAGAAATATTACAACCATTACAAAGCTCGCATACACAATCTGGCAAAGATACATCAACCGATTCAGCACCGGGAACAACAGAACCTACAGCAGACAAGCCAAAGGAAGAAACAAAAACGCCAGCAGTGAATGACAAAGCTAAGTAAAAAGAGGGTGACAAAATGGATATTAATTTAAGTATTCCTGTTACTGTCTTCGACTACAAAGAAAGTGAAAATCCTTTATACTCTATTGCTAAATTGAAAATTTTTTATGTTGGAATGACTCCAGATAAGAGATTATTTACAAAAGAGTTTTCAGACAATTTATTAAAGACACTACCTTACGTGCCCGTGGTAGGATTCTATGATAAAGAAAAAGAAGATTTTAAAGGACATCACAGTAATCAGTATATTTATGGTGTTGTTCCAGAAAGCACACAAGTAGATTATGAAAAAGAAGATGGCAAAGAATTTGCAATATGCGATGTAATCTTATATACTGGTAGAAAAGACGAAACGGGAGAAATCGCTCAAAAAATTGTAGGACAACCTCACTCTTTAGAATTAAATCCAGATGATGTTACTTATGAAGTACATAAGAACGCAGAAGGGAAAGTTGAAGCAATTGAATTTAAAACTGGTTCTCTATTAGGACTTAGCGTCTTAGGAGACGACCAACAACCAGCATTTACTGGCTCTGAATTCTTTAAGCTACAAAAAGACCTTACAGATATTATTAAAGGATTTAATACGGAATGAGAAAAATACGACGAGAGCACAAAAAGAGGTAATGAAGAAATGGAATTTGATTTATTCAAAGCAACAAACATCTTCATAGAAAAAACCTATACTGAAAAAATGAAAGACATGGCTAAAAGTTTATCGACTCAATATAACTATTTCTACATTAACGATTTATTCGAGAACTATGTAATAGTTACTATATTTGATGAAGAAACATATGAAGCTAATACTTTTAGAATTTCTTTTACTTCTGAAGAAGATAATACAGTATTTGGTGATAAAATTCAAGTTTATCCAAGATACTTAACAGCAGAAGAAATTTCTCAATGGGAAAAAACTATGAACGATTATGAACAACATGATGATGACTTTGAAGACGAATCTTCTGACCTGGGCGCTAACGAAGAAGAAAATGATTTTGAAGAAGAAGAAAACGAAGAAGAAAAAGAAGAATTTGAAGAAGAAAATCATGAAGAAGAAAATGATGAAGAGGAATCAGAAGGCGAGTTTGAAAATGAAACATCTGTAGAAGACCAACAAGAAGGTGGAACAGATGAACAAGAACTTGAAGAAAAAGACGAGTTCGAAGAAGGACAAGACGATGAAGAAGAACAAGAAGAACAAGAGTTTAGCTCAACCACACTTGATAGTGGTGAAAGAGCAGAACTTGAAGCCCTTAGAAAAGAAAGAAAATTAACGTTAGTTGAATCTTTCAGAGAGGACTTATCAAGCGACTTTATTAAAGAAGTTGTTAATATGGTGGATAATTTTTCTTATGATGAATTAGAAACTACACTATCAAAAGAATTCACTCGAATAAAAAAAGAAGAGAGAGAGTTCGAAAAAAACAAAACAGTAATGAACCCATTACTAATAAACGCGACAAAGATGAAAAGTAGCAGAGAATCTGCTATAAAAGCTTTAGTCGAGCAATACAAATAAAGAGGTGAAATAAATGGCATTTTTAGACAACTTACCAACTTTTCCAGTAGTAGAGGTTAACTCACTAGCTGGATTAAGAATGGGACACGTTCTAGCGCAATACTTAGCTGGCTCTGGTGTTACTTTAAACGAAACTTACACTAATGACTTTTTAGAAAATGGTGCAATTTTAGGTTTAGGTAGCGACTTAGAAATAGCAGACTTTGCGATTGGAACACATACACAACCTTTCCTACACTACACAGAAGAACTTAATACATATATGGATGCATTAAAATACTTCGCAGTAGAAGAAGACGCAGACGACGAAATTTATCCTCGTCTAATCGGATTATATGTAGGAGATACATTTACTACAGACAGATTTACAGGAACACCAGCAACACAAGCTTTTGCGAAAGCAGTATCTGGAAAAATAACTTTACAAACATCAGCAGATAAAGATACAATCTTTGCTTCTGAAGCATCAACTCTACCTACTGGCGATGCAGCAGTTAGATTAACTTACTTGGGACTATATAACTCATTGTTATATGCAGCTCACGCGTAATAGGTGATAATAATGGAAAAAACACAATTAAAAGCTTTATTATTAGCAAACTTTAGACCTGTAGCAGGTATCGACTTCGCAGA